ATGCTTTCGGCCCGTTTGCGTTGGGGGGATGCGATGGCGGCGAAAAAGCGGCAGGCGGCGAAAGCGCCGGGACTGGCAGTGCGCAAGGCGTGTTTTCTGGAAGTGTTGCGGCAGACCGGCAATGTCAGCCGTGCGGCGCGGGAAGCGGGATTGACAAGCGGGACGGTGTATCGCCATCGCGCGCGGTTTGCGAAATTCGCCGCCGACTGGGACGCGGCGATCAACGAATCGCTCGACACGCTGGAGGCCGAACTGCTCGAACGGGCGCGCAACGGGGTGGAAAAGCCGGTTTATTTTCGCGGCGAGCTGGTCGGCAGCGTGCGAACCTATTCGGATACTCTGGCGATGTTTATGCTGAAGGCACGGCGGCCCGAAGTCTATGACCGTCTGGGCGGCCATGCGACACCGATGGGCGTGCGCGGCATGACGCAGGAAGAGGCGAAGGCCGAGGTGCTGCGCAGGCTCGACCGGCTGGCGGAGGCAGGTGGGGAACAGGAAGGCGAGGGCGCGTGACGGCCACTGCGCGGACAGTCGCGGCCGGGGACGCGCGGCGCAGGTTCGAACGGCGATCGAGGGACTGGAAAAAATGTTTGTCGGAATGGTCGTTCTGGGCCGATCCGCGGCAATTACCGCCGCCGGGCGACTGGCGGGTGTGGCTGATGCTGGCGGGACGCGGGTTCGGCAAGACGCGCGCCGGGGCGGAATGGGTGCGCGCGCTGGCCGAGGCGGACGGGAGCTTGCGTATCGCGCTGGTCGGCGCGACGCTGGCCGAGGTGCGCAGTGTCATGATCGAAGGCGAAAGCGGGATATTGGCGACGGCGGATCAGGCGAATGTGCCGAAATTCGAACCGTCGCGCGGGCGGCTGGTCTGGCGGTCGGGGGCACAGGCTTTCGTGCATTCGGGCGAGCGGCCCGAAGGGTTGCGCGGGCCGCAATTCCATATCGCCTGGTGCGATGAGATTGCCAAATGGGCCTATCCCACGCGGAGCTGGGACAATCTGGCGATGGGATTGCGGCTGGGCGAGCGGCCGCGCGTGCTGGTGACGACGACGCCGCGACCGATCCCCTTGCTGCGCGATCTGGCGAAACAGCAGGGCGTGGCGGTGGTGCGGGGGCGAACGGTGGAAAACCGGATGCTGCCCGATGTCTTTCAGCAGGCGATGGCGGCGATGTACGGAGGTACGCGGCTGGGGCGGCAGGAACTGGACGGCGAGCTGATCGACGATGTAGCGGGTGCATTGTGGACTCGTGCGCTGCTGGAAAGTGTGCGGGTCGCGGGGCATCCGACGATCCGGCGCGTGGTGGTGGGCGTCGATCCGCCCGCCGGGAGCCATGGCGATGCCTGCGGGATCGTCGCGGTGGCGCTGGGTCGCGACGGCAAGGCCTATGTGCTCGACGATGCGAGCGTCGGCGCGGTGTCGCCCGAAGGCTGGGCGCGCGCGGTGGCGGCGTGTGCGGTGCGCAACGGGGCCGACCGGGTGGTGGCCGAGGCGAATAATGGCGGGGAGATGGTCAAAAGCGTGCTGATGGCCGCGGATGCGATGCTGCCGGTAAAGCTGGTCCATGCCAGCCGGGGCAAGAGCGCGCGCGCCGAGCCGGTGGCGGCGCTGTACGAAGGCGGGCGGGCATTCCATGTCGGCGCGTTTCCGACGCTGGAGGACGAACTGTGCGGCCTGATCGCGGGCGGCGGCTATGAAGGGCCGGGGCGGTCGCCGGATCGCGCCGATGCACTGGTCTGGGCGATGACCGAGGCGATGCTGAAACGGCGCGGCGAGGCGGGGGTGCGGGTGGTTTGAGGTGTCGTGAATAACCCGCTCCGGGTTATTTTCTCATTGCGGAATACATAATGTTAGATAGATATAACAGTCGCACCCGGTGACAGTCGCGCTACCTCTCGTTGGGGTCTAGCTCGAACTAAAAACCAAACGAGTACTGGCGAGGCCATCGCCGGGTGTGCGCACAGACGCACTCTTCCCGACCAAGCCGCCAGCGCACATAGGAACGGACGTGAACCCGTTTCATAGCGCACCTTCCTTTCTGGTGCCCGGGTTAAAGCCCGGTCTCCGGGATGCCCCATGCGTCCCGCGTCGATAGGACGTCGTGGGACGGAGAACAGAAAGTGCAGTAGCGCGACTGTCGGACGTAAGTATCAAATATCCCGGTTATTCCAGTCAAGTGTTCATTGTTTGTTTTTCTCTGGATTATTGACTGCTGCTGAACATGCTATGATAAAATCATAGTTGAAGGAGCGTCGTCATGTCGAAACCCGTCACCGTTACGTTGGGCAGGCTTGCCGAGACGGCGCAGGCCTATGTCGCGGAAGGGCGCTATGCGTCGATGAGCGAGGTGATGCGGGCCGGTATCCGCGCGCTGGAACGCGAGCAGCAGGCGCTCGATTCGATCTATCGCGCGAAGGTGGCGGAGGCGCTGGCGGATCAGCGCGAGGCCGTGCCGCTGGCGAAAGGCTTTGCCGAGGTACGGGAGCGGATTGCGCGCGACCGCGACGCATGAGTCACCGTGTTGCGCTGTCGCGGCCGGCGATGGACGATCTGGTTGCGGTCCATCGCTGGATCGCTGCCGAAGCCGGGGAAGCGATTGCGGACGGCTATATTGACCGGATTGAAAAATGCTGTGCGGGGCTGGAGCAGTTTCCCGACCGGGGGACGCCGCGCCCGGAAATGGGACAAGGGGTGCGCTCGCTGAGTTTCGAGCGGACGATGGTGCTCTTCTATCGGACGGCGGAGGATATGGTGATGATCCTGCGGGTGTTGCATGGTGCGCGGGAGTTGAGGGAGTTTGATGTCGAATGACTTCTGTCCGGCAGAAAATGAAATAAGCGATGTGCGTGCTTGCGATAGCGTGGCGGGTCGATCCGCGCTGGCGGCTGGTCGCGGCGGGGAACCGGGATGAGCTGCACGCGCGGCCTGCCTTGCCGCTGGCGCGGTGGGAGGATGTGCCGGGACTGATCGCCGGAGGCGATGCGGTGGGCGGCGGCACCTGGCTGGGCGTGCAGGAGGCGGGGCGGTTCGCGGTGGTGACGAATGTTCGTAATCCGCAGGGCCCTGATCCGGCGAAACGGTCGCGCGGCGGGCTGGTGACGGATGCGCTGACGCAGGGGATGGACGCGCTGGGGGCGGTGGAGGCCTATAACCCCTTCAACCTGATCGTGGTGGACGGGGCCACGGCGATGCTGTTGTCCAACCGGCCGGAGCCGGTGCGGCACATGCTGGAGCCGGGGGTGCATGGCCTGTCGAACGGGCTGCACGATGCGCCCTGGCCCAAGACGCGTGCGGTCGAACGCGCGGTTGCGGACTGGATCGATGCCGGGGATGAATCGGTGGAGCCGCTGTTCGCAGCACTACGCGATGAACGGGCGTTCGGAGCGAGCGACGGCGATGCGCTGGAGCCGGTGAACTCCCCGGTGTTTATGCGCAATGCGCGGTACGGGACGCGATGCAGCACCGTGGTGACGGTCGATGCGGACGGGAATGGGGCGATTACCGAGCGGCGGTTCGATGCCGGGGGCGAAGAGACCGGCGAGACGTGCATTCGGTTCTGCTGGCAATAATCTGAAAGGACGTTGAGGGGGGCTTTTGTGGCGATCCCCCTCCACCGCGTTTTCGCGCGGTCCCCTCCCCATGGGGTGAGGCGGATTTTTTAAAGGAGAAGGGCATGAAATGGTTCGGGCGCAAGGCGGCCGGGCGCGACGGTGCGCGTCCGCCATTGTCGCGGGTGGGCAGCGTGCCGGTGATCGGCGAATGGCCGCGATCCTATGAAGCGCAGGTGCGCGATGCCTATTGCGCCAATGCGGTGGCGCAGCGGGCGGTGCGGCTGGTGGCGGAAAGCGTCGGAAGCGCGCCACTGGCCGCGTCGCAGCCGGAACTGGCGGCGCTGGTCGATGCGCGTGCCGGGGGGCAGGCATTGCTGGAGACGGTCGCGTCCTATCTGCTGTTGCACGGCAATGCCTATGTGCAGGTGATCGACGATGGCGCGGGCGGAGTGGCCGAGCTGTATGCGCTGCGCCCCGAACGGGTGACGGTGGAGCCGGATGCGCAGGGCTGGCCCGTCGCCTATCGCTATCGGGTGGGGGAGCGGGTGACGCGGCTGGCGGCCGAGGATGCGGGCGGCAGGCCGGCGGTGGTGCATATTCGCGGCTTTAACCCGGTCGACGACCATTACGGGCTGGGGTGCCTGGGCGCGGCGGCGGGCGCGGTGGCGATCCACAATGCCGCGTCGACATGGAACAAGGCGCTGCTCGACAATGCGGCGCGGCCCAGCGGGGCGCTGGTCTATGATCCCGGCGATGGCGCGGCGATGAGCGCGGATCAGTTCGAGCGACTGCGCACCGAAATGGAGGGTGCGTTTCAGGGTGCGGCCAATGCGGGCAGGCCGATGCTGCTGGAGGGCGGGCTGAAATGGCAGGCGATGAGCCTGTCGCCCGCGGATATGGATTTTGTCGGGCTGAAAGCCGCGGCGGCGCGGGAGATCGCGCTGGCATTCGGGGTGCCGCCGATGCTGCTGGGCCTGCCCGGCGACAGCACGCACGCAAACTATCGCGAGGCCAACCGGGCGCTGTGGCGGCTGTCGGTGCTGCCGCTGGCCGACATGATGCTGGGGGCGCTGGCACAGGCGCTGGGCGCGTGGTTTCCCGGCGCGATGCTGCGGGTGGACCGGGACAAGGTGCCCGCACTGGCCGAGGATCGCGAGCGGCTGTGGAAACAGGTGTCGGGTGCGGATTTCCTGAGCGATGAGGAAAAGCGCGCGATGCTGGGGATCGGTTGAGAGAGTTGTTTGGGGTTCGCGAGGCGAACCCCTGGCCATGCCGCCCCGCCTCCTCACCCGGCCACCAATGGTCCCATAGAATATGGTGGCCGGGTGGGGAGGCGGGGCGGGCGGTTTGTGTCTGATCTAATGCGTGCAGGTCAGCTTGATACGGTTGAACCGGCCGCCCGCCTGTTCGCAGCGATGGCCGAGGATGAAGGGCAGCACGAAAAAGAAGGCTAGTAGCGCGGCGCCGAAGCCTGCCATCACGGGTTTGAGGTAGCGGCGCATGGACGTCAGACCATGGTGTCGGACGCACCGTCATCGGGGCTGATGCCGATTTCACAGACACGCGCCGAACGATTCCAGATGCCGCCTGCCGCTTCGCATTTGTGGATGAACACGGCGTCGGACCACCACAGCCAGAGCAGGGCGGCGGCCAGCACGGCGATGAGAATCAGCAGGATGCGGGTCAGGCGGGGATGCATGTCCCGATGGGTAGGGACTCGCCCGCCGCACGACAAGAAGGGAAAATGCAATGAGCAACGGGCCGGTACTGGCGCAGTTGCTGGGGCAGGCGACCGGAGAGGGTGCCGACCTGGTGACGCTGCGCGCGATTGTCGAGGAAGCGGGAGAACTGGGCGCTTCGCGGGCGCTGAAGCGGATGGGGCTGGACGATGCCCATGCGGCCAAGGACGTGGCAGAACTGCGCGAATTGCTGAGCGCCTGGCGCGACGCGAAGAAATCGGCGTGGCGCGCGGTCGTCGGCTGGGTGGTGCGGCTGGGGCTGGCGCTGCTGCTGGTCGGGATCGCGGTGCGGCTGGGCTTTGCCGGGTGGGTGAAGTGAGCGGGGGGCAGGACGCCAGGGGCGGCCCATCGCCGCGTTGTGGTTGGGGTGGCCCCTCCCCCCAGCCCCCTCCCCGGTTGGGGAGGGGGAGTGTGGTGCGCTTTGCCGGCTATGCGGCGGTGTTCGATGTGGCTGATCGGGGCGGCGATGTCGTGCGTAAGGGGGCCTTTGCCGGGGCGCAGGCGGTGCCGCTGCTGTGGCAGCATGGCGGGCCGCCGGTGGGGCGGATCGAGGCGGTGGGCGAGGATGCACGGGGGCTGCGCGTGATCGGGCGATTGGGCGATGCACGGCTGGCGGCGCTGGTCGCGGCGGGCGGAGTGACCGGGCTGTCCTTCGGATACCGCGTGCGCACGGCGCGGCGGGGGCGATTTCGCGAACTGACCGGACTGGAGCTGATAGAGGTCAGTCTGGTGGCGCAGCCGATGCAGCCGCTGGCGCGGGTGCATGCGGTGGAGACTTTGGTGGGAGAAAATGCATGACGGTTGAAACGAAAACGGACACGCTGGAAGCAAGCTTCGACGGCGTGGAACAGGCGGGTGTGCCGGGTGCACGCCCGATGCTGATGGGGGGTGACGGTGCCGTTGCGGGCGGCTTTGCGGCGTTCGTGCGGTCGGGCAGCACGGTCGAGATGAAGGCGATGTCGGGCGTGACGGGCGCCGAGGGCGGCTATGCCGTGCCGCAGGAAATCGACGCGATGATCGATGCGACTCTGGCGAGCGTGTCGCCGATCCGCGCGATCGCCAACGTCGTGAAAGTGGGATCGGCGGGCTATCGCAAGCTGGTGACGAGTGGCGGCACGCCGTCGGGCTGGACCGGCGAAACCGATGCGCGGCCCGAAACCGATACGCCGATGTTCAACGAAATCGCGCCGCCGATGGGCGAACTCTATGCCAATCCGGCGGCGAGCCAGGCGATGCTCGACGATGCGAGCTTCGATGTCGAAAGCTGGCTGGCCGATGAGATTGCGCGCGAATTCGCCCGTGCCGAGGGCGCTGCGTTTGTCGGCGGTAGCGGGGTCAATCGGCCCAAGGGCTTTCTGGCCGCGCCGGTAAGTGCGGTGGACGATGCCGCGCGCCCGTTCGGCACGCTGCAATATCTGGCGAGCGGGGCGGATGGTGCGTTTGCCGCCAATCCGGGCGAAACGCTGATCGATCTGGTGCAGAGCCTGCGCGCGCCATACCGGCAGGGCGCGTCGTTCGTGATGAACGCAGCGACGATGGCGGCGGTGCGCAAGATCAAGGACGGCGACGGCGCGTTCCTGTGGCAGCCTTCGCTGGCGGCGGGGCAGCCGGCGACGTTGCTCGGCTATCCGGTGGTCGAGGCCGAGGATATGCCGGACATTGCGGCGAATTCGCTGTCCATCGCGTTCGGTAATTTCAAGGCGGGCTATCTGATCGCCGAACGCAGCGCGACGCAGGTGCTGCGCGATCCGTACAGCAACAAACCGTTCGTGCATTTCTATGCCACCAAGCGCGTCGGCGGGATGGTGAGCAATTCGGAAGCGATCAAGCTGCTGAAATTCGCTGCCGCCTGAGCGGGGTGAAGGGAGGGGAGAGCCGTCCCGGCGAGATGCCGGGGCGGCGGTTCGGGCCATTGCATGAGCCGGGACACCCCTCCGTCTGGCCTTTGGCCAGCCACCTCTCCTGCAAGGGGAGGATTTTGATGGGTTTGGGAGATTGCCATGCAACCGGGCTTTCCAGCGGCGGTGATCGCGGACGCGCGCGATGCGGCCAAGGCGCTGATGCGCAGCGGTGCGAGCGATGAGGATGCGCTGATCGGCGATTTTGCCGCGACCGCGCTGGCGCTGGCCGAACAATTTACCGCGACGGCGCTGATCGCGCGCGGGTTTGAAGCAATGTTGCCGGTGTCGGGCATGTGGCAGGCACTGGATGCGCAGCCCGTCACCGCGATTACGGGAGTTATGGGCGTTCCGGCGGAGGATGCGGCCTTTGTGTTGCCGGTGACGGACTATGCGGTCGATATCGCCGCCGAAGGGACGGGCTGGGTCCGTGTGCTGCACCCCGGTGCGGCAGGCAGGGTGCGCGTGCAGTTCAATGCAGGGCTGGCGCCGGACTGGAGCGGATTGCCCGCACCGGTGGCGCAGGGCGTGGCGGTGCTGATCGCGCATCTGTTCGAGGGGCAAGGGACGCGCGAGCCGGTGCCTGCCGCCGTCACCGCGCTGTGGCGTCCGTTCCGGCGGATGCGGATGGCGCGCGCGGAGTATCGGGCATGATGGCGGCGCTGGAGACGCGTGCGCGGCATCTGGCCGAAGCTCGCGCGATTGCGGTGCGCGATACGCTGATCGTGCGGATCGGGGAGGCTGCGCCGGGGGTGCGGGTGTCGGCCGGAGATACGGCCGACGGCGCGCCCGCCGTGATGCTGGCGGGGCGGGGATTGCGCGCGCGACTGGCGCTTGACCCGGCGCTGCGCTGGATCGGGGGAATGATGCCATGAGCGCGGGGGCAGTGGTGCAGGCGGCGCTGGTCGCGGCTCTGCGGGCAGACGGCGATGTGACGGGCGCGGTGACGGCGGTGTTCGATGCGCCGCCGGTGCGGTCGGCGCGGCCCTGGCTGATGGTCGAGGAGCCGGTGCTGACCCCCTGGGGCACCAAGGATGCCGAAGGGTGGGAAGCGCGGATTTCTATGTTGGCCGAGGATGAAGGCGAACGGCCGCTGCGGCTGCGCAGGCTGGTCGAGACCGTGGGCGCGGCGGTGGAGGGGGTGCCGGGCGACTTGGGCGAAGGCTGGCGGCTGGTGACGCTGGCGGTGCTGCGCAGCCGGATTGTGCGGGCGGGGTCGCAGCGCTGGACGGCGGTGATTGAACTGCGCGCGCGGATGCTGCGGGTGGATTGATTCTTTACGGCACCGGACGCGCGGGAAGCGGGACGGTGCCGAAACAAAATAAGCGGGAGAATTCGAAATGGCGGCGGAGAAGGGAAGCGCGTTCCTGTTGAAAGTGGGCGATGGCGGCGATCCGGTGGCGTTCACCACCGTGGCCGGGCTGCGCACCACGCAGCTTTCGGTGAACGGTGAAATGGTGGCGATCACGTCGAAGGACTCGGGCGGCTGGCGCGAATTGCTGTCGGGTGCGGGCGTGCGGTCGGTGAGTGTGTCGGGGGCGGGTATCTTTACCGGATCGGCAGCGGAGGCGCGGGTGAAGAGCAATGCGCTTTCGGGCGTGCTCGATGATTACCGGCTGAGTTTCGAGGGCGGTGAGACGATGACGGGTCGGTTCCTTGTGACGAAGCTCGACTATGCAGGGGATTATAATGGCGAGCGGAATTATACACTGAGCCTGGAAAGCAGCGGGGCGGTCGTAAGCGCATAATCCGCAACGACCTTCGGTCCGGGCCGGGCTGCAAACGGCACTGATCTGCGCTTCCGGTGCTCACGACCCTTAAGGTCGCTGCGCGCCGGTTCTCGACCAGCACCATTTTCGCCACGGCCAGAACCGAAATCCGTTGCGTATGTGGTTTGAAATCTACCTTGAATTGGAGAACTGCCGATGGAGGACGGAGCGAACGCGGTGCGTGGGGAGGCGGCGTTGCGGGTGGGGGGCGTGACGCTGGTGCTACGGCCCAGCTTTGCGGCGCTGGTGGCGGCGGAAGGCGAGCTGGGGCCGCTGTTCGCGCTGGTCGAACGCGCGGCGGCGGGAAAGCTGGCGCTGAGCGAGATGGTGGCGCTGTTCTGGCATTGTTTGCGCGAGCGGCCCGACGGGATGATGCGCGAGGATTTTGCCGAAGGCGTGACGGCGGGCGGGCTGGCGGCGGCGACGCCCGCGCTGAAAGGGCTGCTGGGGCAGATATTGGCGGGGCGGTAGGCAATGGTGGCGTGTGGGGTGGCCCCCCTCCACCATACTTCGCATGGTCTCCCTCCCCGTGCCGGGGAGGAATTTGGGGTGTGTGCGGGGCGGCTGGCCGGGCTGGCGGGGTTGTGGTTCGGCTGGTCGCCGGAAGCGTTCTGGCGCGCGACACCGGCGGAACTGGCGGTGCTGGTGCAGGCGATGGCCGGGGACGGTGCGGCGGACGGCGTGGACCGGGCGACGGTTGCGCGGCTGATGGAGAATTTTCCCGATGGATGAGGAAATCGAAACGCTGCTGGTCAGCGTGCGGGCGGATACGCGTGCCTTTGCCCGCGATGTCGATACGATGCGGCAGCAACTGGACGGACCGTTTGCGGCGGGCGTCAGTCGTGCGGGGCGGTCGGTCGAAAGCGCGCTGGCGAAAGCGGTGCGTACCGGCAAGCTGGGCTTTCAGGATCTGGAGCGGGTGGCGACCGGGATGCTCGATTCGATTGCGGCGAACGCGCTGCATTCGGGGCTGGAATCGCTGTTCGGCGGGCAGGGCGGGGCGGCGACGGGGTTGCTGGGGTCGCTGATCGGTGCGCTGAGCGGATTGCCGGGGCGCGCGACCGGCGGGCCGGTCAGCCCGAACCGCCCCTATTGGGTGGGCGAGCGCGGGCCGGAACTGTTCGTGCCGACAACCAGCGGCAGCGTGGCCGCACCGCAGGCGTCGGCGTCGGCGTCGAAGGATGTGCGGGTGGCGATCACGATCAACAGCCCCGGCAGCGATCAGCCGCGTGCCCTGGCGCAGTCGAGCCGTCAGGTCGCGCGCGCGGTAAAGGCGGCGCTGGCGGGGGTGGACTGATGGGCTATGTGCTGCATTCCGCGCGTGGGCATCAGGACAGGGATGTGATTTCGCGGTTCGATCCGCGGTTTTGGACGGTCAATTTCCCGCGTCCGATGATGGCGGCGGTGACGACGACCGCGCCCGATGCGCTGCGCGTCGATGGCGTCTTTTATCGCGCCGACGATCTGGCCGGGCTGATCTGGGAAGCGGAGGATCGCTATGACCATCCGCTGCTGGCCTATACCACCGACCGGGACTTTCGCGGGTGCAGGCTGTCGTTTCGCTGGCGGTCGTCGGGGGTGCTGGCGCTGGATGTGGTCAACGGGCCGGTACTGACCATCGAGGGGCGGGATGCGGAGGGTAAGGCGCGGTCCTGGTATGTGCGGCTGTGGAATTATGCCGAGGGGACGCCTGAGGATGCGGTCGTCAGCATCGACTTTGCGCAAGTGGATGGCGGGTTCCTGCTGCCGGGTGAGGCCGATCCGGTGTTTGCGGGCGATATCGACCGGATGTTCGTGTCGCTGGCGCCGTCAGGCTATACGGGTGAGGATGCCGATCTGGCCGCGCCGGTCGAGGGGTGGGCCGAAATGTCGGCCATCCGGTGCGAGGGGCCGGGGTCGGTGCTCGATATCGGCGCGGTGGTGGTGCCCGAACATGGGCTGTCGATCGCGAGCGGCTATGACGACAGCTATAATCTGACGCCTGCGCGGTTGCTGCGCAATGCGCTGCATCTCGGCTATCGCGGGGACATCGTCCATTATGTCGGGATGAGCCATTATTTCCGGCTCGAAGCCAATTCGGGCGGCTTTTATGTCAGCCTGAACGGCGGTGTGCTGAACGCGGCGTGCGCGGCCTGGCACAGGGATTTCGCCGGGCGGGCCAAGGCGCTTGGGTTCGGGGTGATCTGGTCGCTGTCCTATGAACTCTTCGACCAGCATTGTTGGGGCGACTGGAAGCAGCGCGCCTTTGACGGATCGCCGGGGCTGACGGGATGGGAACCGCCCTCGGCGCTGCTGTCACCAGCGCATGACGGAGCGATGGGATATTTGCGGCAGGTGGCGCAGGCCTTTGTCGCCATTGCGGGCGCGGCGGGGCTGGCAGTGCAGTTCCAGATCGGCGAGCCCTGGTGGTGGGTGATGCCCGATGGGCGGCCCTGCCTGTACGATGCGGCGGCGAAAGCGGCGTTCGGGGGCGATCCGGTGGAGATTGCGAGCGTGCGCGAGCCGCTGGATAATGACCAGCTTGCGCTGCTGGATCAGGCGGGCGCGATGCTGGCGGCATCGACGCTGGCGCTGCGCGATGCCGTGCGGGATGTGGCGGGCGAGGCGGTGGTGATGCTGCTGGCCTATCTGCCGACGGTACTCGACCCGGCGGCGCCGGAACTGAAGCGGGCGAATATGCCGGTCGGCTGGGCGCGGCCTGCCTTCGATATCCTGCAACTGGAAGATTATGACTGGGCGGCGAGCGGCAATGTCGCGGCGACCGCGCGCGGCGTAGCGGCAGCGCAAGTGCGGCTGGGCTATCCGGTCGGTGCGCAGCACTATTTCGCGGGCTTCGTGCTGAAACCGGAGGATGCAGCCGAATGGCGCGCCATCGATGCGGCGGCCGATGCTGCGCGGGCGCGCGGGGTGGCGGAGACGTTCGTCTGGGCGCTGCCGCAGGTGTTGCGCGACGGATATGTGCATTTCGATGAGGAGAGCGATGTGCAGGCGTTCGATGATGTGCTGTTTCCCGTGGCGCTGGGGCGTGAAGCGGAAGTCGCGCCGGAAGTGTCCACCGCGATCGTGACGAGTGCGGGCGGGCATGAGACGCGCAATGCCGACTGGGCGGCGGCGCGCACGCGATACGATGTCGGGCCGGGGGTGCGGTCGGAAGCGGATATTGCCGCGCTGCTGGCATTCTTTCGCGCGCGGATGGGACCGGCGCGTGGGTTTCGGCTGCGCGACCCGTTCGACAGTGCGTCGGGCGCAGGGGATGCGGTCGCTCCCGGCGATCAACTGCTGGGGACGGGCGATGGCACCACGGTCAGCTTTGCGCTGGTCAAGGCTTATGGTGAAAGCGCGCGGCGGATCACCCGGCCGGTGGCGGGCAGCGTGCGGGTGGCGGTGGATGGTGTCGAGACGCAAGGCTTCACGCTGGAGCCGGGCGGGCAACTGGTGTTCGATAATGCACCTGCCGAGGGCACGCGGGTGACGGCGGGGTTCCGCTTCGACGTGCCGGTGCGCTTTGCCGAGGACCGGCTGAGCGTCAATCGCGCGACCTTTATGGCGGGGGCCGCGCCCAGCGTACCGCTGATCGAACTGCGCGAGGATTGAGGGCATGGACGGACTGGCAGGCGACTGCACCACCGTTACGCTGTGCTGGCGGATCGAGCGGCGCGACGGGATCACGGTCGGACTGACCGCGCATGATCGCGATCTGGTGCTTAATGGCCTCCTATATCGCGCGTCGCCGGGGATGACGCCGTCGGCGGTGAAGCGCAGTGCGGGGCTGGATGCCGACAGCATGGATGTGAGCGGCGCGTTTTCGCATGCGGCGATTGCCGAAACGGATTTACTTACCGGGCGCTGGGACGGTGCGCGTGTGACGCTGTCGATGGTTGACTGGAGTTCGCCGGGTGAGGCGCTGGTGATCGGCAGCGGGACGATCGGCGCGGTGGAAACGGCGGACAGGAGTTTTACCGCCGAACTGCGCGGGGTGACGGCGGCGCTGGACCTGCCCGCCAATGAAGTGACCTCTCCATCGTGCCGCGCGGCGCTGGGCGATGCGCGGTGCCGGGTGGCGATGGCGGGGCGCAGGCGCTTCGCGCGGGTGACGGCGGCGGATGCGATGCTGACGCTGGATGGGGAGGAGCCGAGTGCCAATGCCTATGGCGGCGGGGTGCTGCATTGGTTTAGCGGCGCGAATAGCGGCTTGCGGTCGGCGATTGCCGGATCGGAGGCGACGACGGTGACGCTGCGGATGCCGCCGCGGTTCGATGGGGCGGGCGCGCTGGTGGAACTGGTGGAAGGGTGCGACAAGCAGCTTTCGACCTGTGCGACGCGGTTCGGCAATGCCGTGAATTTTCGCGGCGAGCCGTATCTGCCGGGTGTCGATCTGCTCACCCGTTATCCGGGTGCGTGATGCAGAGCGCCAAATGGCTTCGGAAGAAATTGTATCGCGCGCGATGGCGCTGGTGGGGGTGCCGTTTCGGTTGCACGGACGCGACCCTGTCTTTGGACTGGATTGCGTGGGGCTTGCGTCGGAAGCGCTGGAGGCGGGCGGTGAACTGGGACGGGTGGCCCAGGGGTATCGGTTGCGCACCGGCGATGCTGCGCATGTGGGGGCATTGATCCGGGCAGCGGGGTTGGGGCGCGTGGAATGTGCAGGGCCGGGGGACCTGATCGTGGTGCGGGCGGGGCCGGGGCAATTGCATCTGGCGATCCGGGTGCCGGACGGAATCGTGCATGCCGATGCCGCACTAAGACGGGTGGTGCATCGGCCGGGGGCAGTCCCCTGGCCGGTGGTCGGGTGCTGGCGGCTGGAAAATGGGGGAGAGACGCATGGCGACGCTGGTGCTGACGGTAGCGGGCGGGCTGATCGGCGGGCCGCTGGGCGCCGCGATCGGGGCGACGCTGGGGCGCAGCTTTGACAGTGAGGTGCTGTTCAGGCCGAAGGGGCGACAGGGGCCACGCCTGTCCGACCTGTCGGTGCAGACTTCTTCTTATGGCAGTGCAATTCCGGCATTGTTCGGAACGCTGCGTGTTGCGGGAACGGTCATCTGGTCCACCGATCTGATCGAGACGCGGGGTAGTGCCGGAGGCGGCAAGGGCCAGCCCAAGGTCACGACCTATAGCTATTCGGCATCGTTTGCAGTGCTGTTGTCGGCGCGGACCATCCAGGGGATCGGGCGGATCTGGGCCGACGGCAAGCTGTTGCGCGGAGCGGCGGGCGATTTCAAATCGCAGCTTGGTGCCTTTCGCTGGGTTGGCGGCGGAGAGGATCAGGCAGTCGATCCGCTGATCGCGGCCAGCGAGGGAGCGGCGAAAACACCGGCGCATCGCGGCTGCGCCTATGCGGTGTTCGAGGAACTGGAGCTTGCCGATTTCGGCAATCGTATTCCGTCGCTGACGTTTGAGGTGATTGCCGATGCCGCGGCGGTGGATATGGGCAGCGTCGCGGAAACGGTGTCGGGTGGTGTGGTGACGGGGGCGAGCGGGTTCCTGCTCGATGGCTTCTCTGCCTATGGCGACGACCGGCGTGCGGTGATCGAGCCGCTGGCCGAGGTCGCAGGATGCTGGTTCGCGCCGGGAACTGACGGGGTGACGGTGCAGGCCGGATCGGGCGATGCGGTGACGCTTGCCGATGCGGGCGTGCATGGCGAGGGCAAGGAGGCGCGGCGTGGAGTGCGCGAGATTGCGAGCGCGGCAAGCCTGCCCGACCGGGTGACGGTGCGGCATTATGATCCGGCGCGTGACTATCAGGCGGGACTGCAACGCGCAGTGCGGCCCGACGCGCGTGGCGGCAAGGAACAGCAGGTGTCGTTGGCGGCAGCACTATCGGCTGTCGAGGCAAAGCAGGCGGCCGAGGCGATCCTGATGCGGGCCGATGTCGGGCGCGAGACGCGCAGGCTGGCGGTCGGCTGGGCGAATTGCGCAACCGGCCCCGGAGCTCGGGTGCGGATTGCCGGGGAGAGCGGAAGCTGGCGGGTGACGCAATGGTCGCTGGAAGCGATGGTGCTGACCCTGACGCTGAGCCGGATCGCGCCGCCGCCAAGTATGGAGGCGGCGAGTTCCGGTCAGGTATCGTCGGCACCTGACCGGGTCGTCGGTAAAACGGTGCTGGCGGCGTTCGAACTGCCGCTGGTCAGTGACATGCTGTTGACGATGCCGCGTATCGGTGTCGCGGCTGCGGGAGAAGGGGCGGGATGGCGTAGTGCCGCGCTGACGCTGAGTGAGGATGGCGGCACGACATGGCAGGCGGAAGGGGCGACGGCCCTGCCTGCCGTGATCGGTACTGTCGTAACCCCGCCGGGGGCGGGCTCGGCGTGGATCGAGGATCGGTTCGGCATGCTGGAGGTCGATCTGGCCCATGCCGCGATGGTGCTGGGACAGGCGGATCGGGCGGCGTTGCTGGCAGGCGCGAACGCGGCGCTGGTGGGAGACGAGCTGCTTCAGTTCGGTGCAGCGGAGCAGATCGCCGAACGGCGGTGGCGCTTGTCTGCCCTGTGGCGAGGTCGGCGCGGGACCGAAGACGCGATCGGAGGGCAGGTTGCGGGCGATCCGTTCATACTATTGGACGCCGAGGCGCTGCGTCTGCTGGATATCGGCAGCGGGCGGATCGGCGGGGTGGTGAAGGTTGCCGCGACGGGGGTCGCGGATAACGGTAATGGTCCCGAAGTGTCGGTGGCTGTTACCGGCCGCTCGCTGGTGCCGCCCTCACCGGTGCATTTGCAAGCCGACCATCCGAACGATGGCGGGGTTCAGCTAAGCTGGGTTCGCCGAAGCCGGACGGGATGGACATGGCGGGACGGTGTTGACGTGCCGCTGGGCGAAGCGACGGAACGCTATCGCGTGACGCTGACGGGAACGGATGGGACGTTACGTGCCGCGATCGAGACGGATACGCCTGCACTGATGATCGATTCGACCATGCGCGGGACTGGCGTGCTGAATGTTGCCGTGCAGCAAATCGGCGACAACGGATTGTCGTTGCCCGCACAGATCACGCTCGGCTGAATTTTCCAACGGAAGGATCCACTCATGACTGAAGCAGCGACCGCGCGTCTGTCTCTTCCTCTTCTCAGTGCGGGGCAGGCGCAAAAGGAGATGACGCATAATGAGGCGCTGACCCTGATCGATATGCTGATGGTTCCGGCTGTGCAGGCGGTCGGGCAGGATGACCCGCCCGGTACGCCGGCCGCCGGGGAGTGCTGGATCGTGGGTGCAGCACCGACAGGAGACTGGGTGGGGCAGACGAATGCGCTTGCCTGCTGGACTGATGGAGGGTGGCGGTTCGTCTCTGCGCGAGCCGGGCAGGCAATATGGTCTGTTCCCGATGACGTGTTCGCCGTTTTCAGCGATCAGTGGCAGGTCGGAGCAATGCCGGTGACACGGCTGATAGTGGACGGGCAGCAGGTGGTGGGGGCGCAGGCAGCGTCGATTGCGGACGTTCAGGGTGGCGATACGATCGATGCCGAGGCGCGCGATGCAGTAGCTTCCATTCTGGCTTGTCTTCGCACGCACGGACTGATTGCGACGGCATAA